GGGCAGAAGTCACTCGAAAGTCCTACAAAGATGAGGCGATTGATGAGATGATCACCACTCGACGTCTGTTTCACATCCTGGATATCTATTCAATTCTAGGTGACAAAGAAAAGGCTCTTCAATATGCAATTGCTCGATTTGATGAAGAAGTCCGTGATTCATTCGTTTCACTCTACAAAAAACTTGATGAGACAATTCAAGATCCGAATCATCAGCCTGTAGAACCTGAAAATATGGTGACTTTCGATGTAGTTCTTGAACAAGTTGCCAACCAGTTTACCTCATCTACCACCTCAGATGAACGTGATGAAATTAAAAAAGAACTGATTCAAATATCAGCAGATGAAATACAAAATTGGAAACAAGCATATGATTCGAATTCACAATCAGATTTAGAAGAGTTAAGTGATATGCGAAACTGGTTGAATTCAAAGTATAGTGACCTTGTTCGTGCAAGAGATTCACATGAAGATGAACAAGTTGAGTTAGATAAACCAATCACTCATAATGAAGGCACTACTCTTGACCGATTGATGAAAGATCTTTCAGGAGAATAATCATGAAACTACCCAAAGAAGAATGGATAGCAGATCCAAAAGATATAAAATTTGATAAAATTTGGAATCTACTTCTTGCGATTGCATTTCTGATACCAATCACTTTGGGTAGTTTTTTATTTTGGATATGGATTGAAATTTAAACAGACTAAATAAAGAAATGAGATTGAATGATTCTCTTTATTTTTTACTATTTTATGGAGTTATAAATGTCAGAACAACCTGAACAACCAACTAATGTTGATTTAAAAACTCAACTCGAGCCTAAAGATTTTGAAGGCAAATCACTGATGATTATGATGCCGTGTTATGGTGGTCAAATGATTGCCGAAACAGCTTCTCGCCTGATTGACCTCAACACTCTCTGTTCCTATTTCGGAATCAAGCTGCAATGTAAGTTCATCATGAACGAAAGTTTGATTCAACGAGCCAGAAATTATCTAGCACATTATTTTGAAATCAGTGAATTTACACATGGTATGTTCATTGATGCTGACGTTGTGTTTGATCCTCGTGATGTTCTACACCTTCTCTATCTTTCAGACGATGAGCATCCAATCATCGGAGGTTTATATCCTAAAAAGCATATTCTCTGGCCAAGAGTTGACAAAGCTGCCAAGATGGATGGCTTCCTTGATTCACCTGCTAAACTAGCAGACTTTGGTGGAGATTTTGTTTTCAATCCAGCAAGCCGTGGTGAGATTGAGATTTTCAAACCAGTTGAAGTTCTTGAGATTGGAACTGGTTTCATGATGCTGAACAAGACCGCCTTGACCACCTACAAAGAAGCATATCCTAATTATGAATATAAACCTGATCATAATCATTCAAAAGATTTCAACGGCTCAAAGTTAATCACAGCATACTTTCATGTTGATTTTGACCGTCCTGAAACAACTGGTGGTGAGACTAATCGTTTGTTATCTGAAGATTATTTCTTCTGTCAAATGTCTCGCAAAGCTGGATCAAAAATCTGGGCATGTCCTTGGATGCAATTGAGTCACGTTGGTACATATGTTTATCGTGGTTCTGTTCAGGCTCTTGCTGCTATGGAGCAATTTCAAAATCAAGGCCCAGCAATCGCTACAACACAATCCGATGTTCCGGATATTGATTTGACTGGATTGAATAAAGCCTCTTGACAAATAACTTAAAATATGTTATTATTCATTGCAGCGAATGAATGTGAACAGTGTGTGAGGGACAATCCTCACATGCTGAATCATATGTATAATGCGGGAATTGATTATGCTACAAATGATATCACAGGTTTGTATGAAGAACGAGAATATTGTTTATTTCGTTTCGAAAACTTTGGTATTCGTGTAGATAATCGTTGGAATACTTATGAGATCTCTCTCAGTTCCATTGGAATTACAATTGAAATTTTAACAACGAGGTAATATTATGCTAAATTTGTCAAAGTCTGACCTTCTCTTTCTATCAAACTTTGCCTCTATCAATGAATCAATTCACTTTTATCCTGGCTCACAGCAAAGCACTGTCAGCAATTCAGGTAATTCTTTTGCTTTCGCAACCTTTGAAGAAGAGTTTCCAAAAGAATTCTGTATCTTTGACTTGAATCATTTCATTTCTGTCTATTCACTTGTATCTTCAACAGGCGATACAGTTTTGAAGTTCCCAAAAGATGAACAGTATCTTGTGATTCAGTCAGATAAAACCAGTCAGGATATTCGTTTTTGTGATCCTAAACTTGTTGAAGAATTAGACCGTTCAAAAAAGTATGTGATTGAAAAGCCAGACATCGAGTTCACCTTGTCTGAAAGTATGCTTGAGTATGGCAAAAAGTCTGCCGCTGTAAATGGCTTTCAAAATCTTGTGTTTGAAGGTGATGAAAATGATATCTATATGGTGTCAGAAAATATTTCACAAAATGGCTCAACAATTTCCGAAAGACATCGCCGAAAACTTGAGCAAAGAAATACTACAGAAAAAAGATTCTCAGCAGTATTTGAAGTTTCAAAACTCAAAATGTTGAATGATGATTATGAAGTTCGTATTGCTGCTAAAGGCGGTGCCCAGTTCACTTCAAAAAATCGTGAATATACTTTCTTTGTAGCATTACAGCAACCTGTAACATTTGGGTAAAAATGGAAATATGTTCGATCAAATTAGCAACAGGAACCGAACTAGTTGCTTCAATTCATGAATCTCTCATTTCATCGGAAGATCCTAAAGACCTTTGGTTTAATCAAAAGGTGATAATTTTACAAAATCCTATTGTTGTGATGCCTAATCAAGAAGGTCAATTAGGAGCTATGCCTATATCTTTTTCAGGTGTAGCAAAACAAATTACAATTTCTGTTCATCATATACTTACAATTATGGAAGCTCAAGACCAAATAAAAGAGCGTTATGTTTCGGAAGAAAATGATTCTCTTGAGGATGATGAAACAATGAAAAATGAAAAATCACCTTTGATGATGTAACATGTCTCTAAAAGGAATTGTAATGATTTGCTTTTTAGCTTTCATTACAACCTCTTCATATGCTACTATTTTAAAAAGAGAAAAGGTTGACCGTTGGTATGACAGTAAAGGATTTATTCGTCATGTTGAAAGATGTTTAAAAACTGGTGAAACTCGTTTTTATATTGAACATATTGAAAATGTTTTTCGCCAGTATGGTTTACCTAAAGATTTGATTTACCTTCCTATAATTGAAAGTTGTTATGATCCGTTTGCCGTTTCTTCTGCTGGTGCTGTTGGTATGTGGCAAATCAATGATATCACAGCCGAACATGTTGATTTACGAGAAGGTTTCTTTCTTGATGAACGATACAATTGGAAAAAGTCCACAGTTAAGGCTGCTGAATATCTTCTTTTCTTAAAAGAAAGATTTCCTAATTGGACATTGGTTTTAGCAGCCTACAATGTTGGACCTGGCTATGTTCGCTCACAATTGAGACGTCGAAAAACAACTGATGTGGAAAAGTTAAGATTACCCAGAGAAACAAGAGATTATGTTTATAAATTTGCCGCAATGATTCGATATATAAATGAAAAGAGTAACAAGGAGTTAGTGAAGAATGTCCCAGACAAATAATACACCCTCATCTATAGTTCTACCTTCTTCAACAGAAGATAAGGCGACTATTCGAAAAGTCCTCAAAGAAGTCTCTGATTCACTCACTCGCATTGATGGTGAGAAAGATTTCATCAAAGATGCAATCACAGACCTTTCAAAGACTTATTCGATTCCAAAGGCGAGTTTGAATAAAGTAGTCAAAATTTATCATAAGAGAAACATCGCAGAAGAGAGAGCCAAAGTAGATGAAGAGTTCTACATCTACGATGAAATTTTCCGTCAACCCTAAGCAGGAGAGCTTATGATTCGTGGCAATGCCGCCAAGAATGTGCGCCGCAAAAGCGCCATTGAACGAATTGAGCGAAACGTTGAGGCGTATAATCGCTTGATTCCAACCTTGAGCAAGTCCAATGAGGACGATGCCAAGGAAATTAAAAAACTTGAGGGCAAGCTGAAAGCCCACAAGTTGACGATTGAAAACACAATGAAGGCCCTCAAGAAGAGTTGACATTCTTCGGAGATTGTGTTATGATCTAGGAGGTCCCATAGTTTCAACTGGTCAAAATATCGGACTGTCACTTCGAAGTCACGGGTTCAAATCCCGTTGGGACCGCCAAGTATATTATTGAAAATTCAAATGTGAGGTATTCATGATTGTAAGAGATGAATTTCTATGGGTACAAAAGTACCGCCCTCAAGAAGTTTCTGAATTGATTCTCTCAGAAGATATTAAAGAAACTCTCACCGCCTTTGTCGAAAAAGGTGACCTTCCAAACTTTCTTTTCCATTCACAATCAGGTGGCACAGGTAAAACATCTGCTGCCATGGCAATTGCTGCTCAACTAAATCTTGAAACAATGCTCATCAATGCTTCTGAAGAAAGAGGTATTGACACGATACGAACAAAGATGACTGACTTCTGTTCAGCAATGTCAATGGATGGTAGACGCAAGATGCTGATTCTTGATGAGGCTGACCATCTAACAGACATTTCACAAAATGCTTTGAGAAACTTCTTCGAAAAGTTTTCATCAAATTGTTGTTTTGTGATGACCGCAAATCAAGCACAAAAGATTATTTCACCACTTCAGTCTCGTTGTGCCGTCATTGAGTTTCGTTTTCCGAAAGATGAAAAACCTAAACTGGCTTTGAACTTCTTTCAAAAGCTGTGCACAATTTTAGACCTTGAAGGTATTGATTACGAAAAGAAATTAGTTCAACATGCGGTCGTTCATTTCTTTCCTGACTTTCGACGATGTATCAATGAGATTCAAAGATACAGTGGCACAGGAACCTTATCTGACAAAATTCTTTCGAATGTTCAGAACGAAAACATTGATGTTCTTGTTGAAGCCATTCGTGAAAAAAAGTTTCAAACAATTCGCAAATTTATTCTCGAAAACTGGCATGGTTCTGAAACAGAACTTTATCGTTCTCTTTATGACCAACTTCTTGAGAGAGCAAAACCAGAATGTCTGCCAGATGTAATTCTGATTCTTTCTCGTTATGGTTATGAATCTTTATCGGCGGTAGATAAAGAAATTCACACATTGGCTTGTATGACCGAGTTGATGTTACTTCCTAACTTTGAAGTGAAGTAATGCCATGGAAAACTTTTTCGGTCTCAAGAACAATGAATATGTCGAGCCAGAACTCGAAAAGAAAAAGAAACGAAGTCCTTTTGATTATGTGAAATCCATCAACACAAAAGAAATCTATCTGGGTGAGGACCTGAGTGGATATTCACAATTTCTTGTCACAAGATCCTTTGCTGGCTTTACAGATACAGTTTTCTATGCGAAAGAGATCAATCTTGTTCCTGCGCTAAGTGACAGAATGCATTATGATTTTTATTATTATGGCGTGCCAAAGAAAAAGCGATATTCAGAATGGTTCAAAAAAGACAACTATGAAAATATATCCATGATTTCGAAATTTTACAATGTCTCCTTTAAAAAAGCCGAAGAATTTCTCGAGATTCTAACGAATGATCAAATAAAACAGATAGAACATTCAATGGTTTATGGTGTCATAGAAAAATAAAAAAGTATAAATATGAGTAATGACAATACTTATGTAATACGATAAAATTATTTTAGGAGATTTGTATGTTGAATGAACATGAAATTGATCATGATGGTGATATTTTTCGGGGAGTTGGTGTGGAAGTTGACTTGAAAAGTCAAGATGACTTTTTGAAAGTTCGTGAAACATTGACAAGAATCGGAATTGCCTCAAAAAAAGAAAAGAAATTATATCAATCCTGTCATATTCTTCACAAACGTGGACGATATGTGATTCTTTCTTTCAAGGAACTTTTCAAACTGGATGGAAAAGAAAGTAATTTCACTGAATCGGACTTGGCAAGACGCAACACAATCGCTAAACTACTACACGATTGGAATCTTGTTCAAATCAAAGATCTAAATCCGATTGAAAATCCTGTAGTTCCTATTTCTCAGATTAAGATTATTCCTCATAAAGAAAAATCTCAATGGGAATTAGTAGCTAAATACCAAGTAGGTTCAAAAAACTAAACTTATTTAAATAAATCGATGACTTATTCAGACATTACATCAAACTTTAATAAGTATGCTCAGTTGATGATTGATTTACATACCGAGCATTCTTATGGTCTTATTCTAAGAAATCCTTATTATTATGATGTAATGAAACTTCTTGCTGATGAAGTATATCAGACTTCTTACGTTCCTCTTGAAGCTATTGTTAAGCCCTATATTGATGCTGAAAAAAATAAGTATGACTTAAAAATCACTGACTTGAATGCTTATTCAAATGATTTATATACAAATGGTAGAACAGTTACAATTGTAAGTGAATTTGATGACCGAAAGCGTATAGATTATTTTGAAGAAGTCGATAACATGTATAAACTGTATTATATCTTGGAATATTACCAAGAAATGACAGATACAACTTTACCCACTTGCTGGATAAATACACCAGAAAGATTTGCTGTTGTGAATGAGCAATCTCATATATATTTCGAACAACAGTCTGTTAATTTACTTACTCAACTAACATAACGGGATAGACAACAATGATTTCCTACACCAAATTGACAGCAACACAAATTCTTGAAAAGCCCTTGCGAGTTCGAGATGTTGCTAGAGGACTCAATCGATTAGAAGTCGAAAACATCATCACACAAAATACTGTGAATGCTTGTATGAATTTGATTTATTCTGATTTTCAATCAGAAGGCGTTGCTTTGATTGAAGAGATGAAAGCAGTACAAACTTCATTAACTGATTACGCCGGTTATCTATATCGAACAACAGATGAACTTACTCAAGCAATCTCTGCGGACGCTTCAAATACAACTTTGATCAACGATGTTCGGACAGAATTGAATACAGTATTTGATAAAATGACAGAAGGTTATACAGATTCTGCTGGTCTGACAATTCATACAGTAGACCTTGAAACAAATTTCTGGTCAAATACTGCCATGTATCGTGTAGATCCTACCTTGTATGAAGTAGCATCAGGTTGGCCATATTACGATGGTCCAATTCCAAGCGGACTATCATATCCAGCAACTCCACCATATTCATATGATGCTTCAATCAATACAATTATTGATGAATTCTTCGATGCAAATACTCAATATCTAGATTACGCAAATCATCTTGCTGGTTTGATGAGTAAGTATCCTTGGATGACAATTGAATCTTCTGAAAGTATTGGTGGACATACTCAAACAGTTCTTTCACGTAGACTACCAAAAGAATTCTGGTTTGTTCTTCAAGATCCTCCATCTGGAGGAATTCATCCTGAATTGTTTATATATGGACATGATCCGGTGACATCAACTTACAATGAAATGGAAAGATATCCTATTATTCATCATGCTTTTATTGCTGATAACAATGTACAATACACAGCGCATTTTGAAAATAAAGCATCAGGAGCATTCAACACTTATGAAGTTTCTTGGCTTGATAGTAGTGTTGATCCTTCAGGTGCTGGATGGAGTGCTGCTGTGGGCTCCGCATCATCAATAACGAATGGAAACTCTGCGGCAATAAATGGTGTAGAATTATGCCATTTAATCGTAAAAACAACAGCCACGGGTATAAAAGACCTACATAATCGATGGTGGTCAGGACCACCGCATCCAAATCAACCTGGTTACTATGCTATAATGTAATTTTATTTTTGTCACGGAGTCTTCGGACTCCGTTTTTTGATCTTTTCATGATGGAGTTATTATGTCAACTGGTGTGGAAGATTTCATTCCCAAACAAACTCTCGGTTTCTACAAACACAATTCAAAAGCGGTAGCACCTTATTTCGCAACAGAAGGTTCTGCTTGTTTCGATCTGTTCTGTAATTTTGAACCCACTTCAATCATTCGTGCCTTTCAATCATCTTCTGATCAGAGTATTGAATTGAAGCCTGAATTTGGTCATCTTGAGATTCATCGTGGTCTACGAGTGATGATACCAACAGGAATCATTTTTGATATTCCCAAAGGTTTCAGCGTAAGATTACATCCTCGTTCTGGTCTGGCCCTCAAAAATGGTATTGTTCTGGTGAATCAGGAAGCGGTGATTGATTCTGATTATGTTGAAGAAACATTTGTTTTGATTCAAAATCTCACTGATGTTCCTTATAAGCTACCAAATCACACACGAATCTGTCAAGGTGAATTAGTTCAAAATGTTCCAACAACTATCGTTGAAACAAAAACACGACCATCTCAATCAACAAGAGCCGGAGGTTTTGGTTCAACTGGCACCGCATAAATAATGTTGAATCTAAGAAGTATTTCAACACTAATTATTTTATATGTGCTTTGGTTGTTTGTCGCTCAATTGTTCACAACACCAGACAATCACAAATACATTGAGTTTCATCAACGTGTATTTCGTGGTTTATGTGACACGAATTACGATAAGCTAACAATCGAAGCCGCTAAAAATTGCGAATATTTTAAGCAAGTAAAGGAGAACAATGGCGTTTAAA